AGTATGACGAGCGGTCTTGGATTTATCCGCAGAGTATCCTACGGCGACAAGAGGACCGTGTTTTAATTTACCAATACCGGGACCGTGAAGAGAGGCCCATTTTCCCGGGGCGCCAACATCGTGAATACGATTAGAACGAACGCGGGATCCTTTGACGTGGATTCCGGATTTGCGAGTATAAGATTTTCTGCTGTATCCCTTGCGACGAATAGTGCGTCCTCCAGTTACGTTAGCTACAAGCTGACTTAGTCCCGACATTTTATTTAATAACGTGGAAAAAGTGAGTTACAAACTCATTTTTTCAGTAACGAAAATGCATTCTTGAAATCATTAGCTGCTTTACGCAGATTTAATTCGGCATCAACATGTTTTGATATAGCTTCCATCAACTCTTCCGTTGTGAACATTACTTCTTCATGAAACAAGTTCTCAAGTTCTTCCTTGCATATTTCTTCTTCATAAATAGCATCAGCTAACCGATCAGAATAATTATACAACATTGATTCATCATATATAAACGCATTCAATTCTTCTTGTGTGAATAATACAGTGTCAAAAGTCATTTTTCAGTTTGTGTATGATACCTCTTTTGTTATATAAAAAGATTTCGTTTTTTAGAAAAAGCAAGGAAGACAAGATTTTAATCCAGCTACAACTTGTTCTTCAACCTTTTTGAGTTCTGCGGTAACTAAATCAACAGTATGAACTACATGAGGAAGAACGGCATCACACCATCCAAGTGCAATAGTCTTTTCAGAATCAGAAAGAGGTGACGAAGAAATAGCCTTTTTGACTTCAGAAACAATTAAAGCAGCTTTGGCTTCATCGGTAAGATGGGCCATGAGTTTGATTTGAGCGATAACCTTCAATGCGTATTGAAGGAGTTGTTTTGGGTCTTTCAAATCAACGCCGACAGGAGATACGGCCAATTCAACATCTTTTAAAGTCAAAGGAGCAGGAACTTCTGCTACTGGTTCTACTACAACTGGAGTTTCGACTACGGCTGGAGTTTCTACTACAGGTTCTGCGATGACAGGAGGGGATTCAATAGGAACATCGGACATTTTGTAATACGCGCCGATTATTCTCTAAATACAAATGCGCGCGTTCATTCTGCCATTTTTATTTAGTTTAGTTTCAGGATCGTGCTCTGATGGAAACGTGTCTCTGTCTCCCATGGGAGTCCTTCCTCCCTGCTACCTGGCGTCCGTAAGTTACCCTACAGCTAACGTTGAAGCCTTTGAAAGCTACTACTTCAATGCGTCTTCTACCGGTTCGTGGCTTGTAGGGTTCACGTTCCGTCAAGATCCAGGATACTGGACATTCAAAAATCCGAGCGTCACAGCTTCGGTTCCTTATGATCCTACCCAACTTCTACAGAACGCCAACTTGTCTCAAGGCGGACCCGTCGTGGTCAACGGAGCAACTGCGAGTGTTCCTACCGGTTACCAACTTTGGTACCAATCAGGTCAAGCGCCTCAAGCTGCGGGAACTTGGTCTACAGGTCAATGGTACGACGGTGCCGTAGGAACGTTTGACGGAATTTACCAGGGAATTTCGGTGAACCAAAACACGTTATACAAGTTATCGTTTTATTTACTGGGAACCCAAGCATCTGATGGAAACACTATTCAATTAGGTGTCTATGCTCTGCCTTGTGCCAACGTTTCAACTCCTCCTGCTTATTGTGTTCCCTCGTCGTTTCTTGGTATATCCGTAAACGTTCCCGACTCAAATTCTCCTTCTTCATCAGTTGGCGTTTCTTTGTCTCCCAGCAGATCTAGTATTGCCTCGTCTAGTGCTACTTCTACTGGATCATTTACAGGATGTGTTACTTTGTCTAGCACACCAAGTCCAAGTCTGTCCCTGTATGCTACTCTTTCGGCAACAATCTCAAACAGTTTATCTTCATCTATTTCGAGTTTTCCTAGCATGTCGTCAACTACAACTCTAACGAATTCGGGAAGTTTAAGTAATTCTATAAGTCTTTCATCATCAAACTCCATTTTGTGCTCTTCTTCTTATAGCGGATCTTCCTCTATTTCAACCACAATCAGTTTTTCGTCTTCAACGACATCCATTGGATCACCTTCTTCTAGCGCATCTTCTTCCATTCGTGCGTCTGTTTCTGTAAGTAAATCCATAAGCCAGTCGCGGTCTAATTCAGGATCAACGAGCATATCTTCCAACCCTTCCATTACTCCTAGTATAAGTTCTTTGTTAAAACAAATGGACAGCTTTTCTTCTACTTCCACGCCTATGTTTATCGTGACTGCGTATCCTACAACTAGTCCAACTGTAAGTTCTTCCGTTAACGCTACAGGTTTGGTAATTATTGAGAACAATAGTTCTATGGGTACAATAGTCGGATTAGCCGGTGCATCTGTTGGACTGATGGGCGCATTCTTTGGAGTTTACTTAGCTCAGTTCTTACCTCAAGGAACATTGTCAAGATTCATGCCCCAAAACTTACTTAACAGTTTCAGAAACGATCCTATTGGATCAATAAGAAAATTAGTAAATATCGTCAAAGATCCAAAGAAAGCGATTACAGATGCGATCGCAAGTAATACCGGCATAAATTTAGACGGCAACGTAGCTGTGACACAGGACACTCCTCCAATTGAAACAAAAGTTGAATTGCCTCAAGTAGAAGATACTCCACCTCCTCCAGTAGTTGATCTTCTTCCTAAGATTCCAACCGTATTAAAACCTGCGTTTGGTATTCGCCGTTGATCGCTTACGTTTCTTAGGAGAGCAGTAAGGGCAGTCTCCTACGTCCGGCGAACATTTTTCGCATAACTTAATTTTCAATTTACGCTGACGACGGGTCTTCATTCTGTTTCTTAGGACAAGAAGAACATCCGGGTTTTGCGACCTTGATTTGGGACTGGATAGAGTATCCGTATAAAACAGCAAGAACGATTGCGCCAAGAACAGCCCACCACCACATTTATTAAAAATATACTAAAATTGTGCTTACATATATCGCGCGAAGTAATACAATGGGTATTCCTTTTTATTTTGCAAGCTTAATTAAGTCTCATCGTGGGATTGTAAACACAATCAAACGAGGAATTCCTTTAGAAGTAGATGTTCTGGCTATTGATTTTAATTGTTTGATCCATCGGTACTTGAAAGAATCAGACACGATAAAATCAGTTCTTGACGCACTAGAATACCTGCTTGAAAATGTGTGTAAAGCCAAACATGTGATTATTGCGATGGACGGTTTGGTTCCTTATGCAAAAATAGTTCAACAACGATACCGTCGTATGCGTATGAAAGAAGCAGAAGGGTTCGACAGAAACATGATTTCGCCAGATACGCCTTACATGCGAGACCTTGAAATTGCGTTGGCCTCTAAGTTTCCACATTTCACGTTAAGTAAAACTTCGTCACCAGGAGAAGGAGAACATAAATTAATTACAGTTATTCAAGGCATTCCTGAACCCCAACGTAAAAGTGTTTGTATATACGGACTGGACGCTGATTTGATCCTTATCTGTTTACAACATCGTGAGCTTTCCTCTCGTGGTAAAATGCACTTATTAAGAGAAAGCGCAGAATTTGATGATCCTGCCTTGAAACACGCTGAGTTTGCGACTTTGGACGTTTGGGCGTTGTCGGTTCAGTTACCTCTGCCTATCGAGCAGTATATGGCGCTTTCAATTATGTGTTTCGGTAACGATTTCATGCCTAATTTAGGTATGTTCTCGCTGAGAGAAGACGGGTACAATCGAGCTCTTCATTTTTATACGGACGCAGGATGTCCCGACTTAACCACCTCCATCGGAAGACATAAGTTTTTGGAGTTTTGTGCTTCAAAAGAAATAGAAGTTCTGAAAGAACGTATTGGACTAAGAAAAGTTCCTATTGAAAAAGGAGTTCTGGGAAAAGAGCAGTCTATGTTCTCAAAGAAGTATGGATTACATGTTTTGGACGGAGTTCGTGATATGAAACCGGTGGTTGAATCTTACTGGAAAACCTTTCATTGGACCGAACATTATTTCAAACACAGCGCCCCAATAAACTGGACTTGGGTGTATCCTTACGCCGACGCACCTCTCGTTTCAGATATTGTGAAATACGCTGAAACCAAAGTGGATAAAGAAAAATTGAACTTTACAATTGCCGACCAGTTACATTTCATTATGCCAAGCTTGGCACTGAAGAAAATGAGACGCAAAGTGAAATACGAAGACGAGTTTCATAACGAAGACGACAGGCATCCATGGTTAAAAAGACACGGATGGGAAGTCAAACCCCGAATTTCATTGCCTTGGAATCCTAGCGACCACCTAACGAAAGTCTCCCCCCTCTAATTTTGAAACCTACGTTGATTGGCGCACCTGAAGGATTCAAACCAGTTAAAGGAATTCCACGAGGTCCTTTTGTTGAGTCAATAGGTGTTACAATATCAGCTTCAGGAAAAAATACTTGTTGAGAATTGTCTCTTAAACTCCAATATTGTGAATCTATTTTCATCATTTCACGAACTGATCTACTCATCATGAAACTTTCTGGAGATATTTCACGAGTCCAGTTGTTGAGTAAGTATAATAAATATTGTTGGCGATAGTATGCGCCTGTATTTACCTGTGTATTGTTCTTAATTAGTTCTAGACAGTTTGCTACTGTTTCTATAACAGGTTTATCGAGCCTTTTGTTGACGGTATTATGCATGCGAACCACGCACAAAAAGAACTTGTACCTGCTACTCAACCAATCTGGGTTTCTTGACTTATACGACTCGAACATTATCGCAAAATGATTCTTACAAGAAGGACACGATATAGTATCTGCGTAATAAGTCATAAATCTACCCAAAATCTCCTTATCTTCTTTTGTTGGGTTGTCTGGATAATTCAGACTTATACTGTGTAAAGTCATCCACGCTAACGGACCCCAAACGTTCGTCATTGTTTAGTCTGAGGAAATGAATCCGGCCAACATTGCGCCACTCAACATTTCGCGCTTTATACGAGGAGGAGTTGACTCGTTTTTCAATAATCCGTGTTTTTTCACAAGATCGTCTACTTGCTTGTCTGTCATTTTTCTGACTTTGCGCTTGATCGTCTTTCTGCGTTGGTTTTCACCTTTGTCCGTAAACAACCGAATCGTGTGTCTACGCATGAACTTTTTCAATGGAGGAGGCTTGGCAGGGTCAGCTACAGGTTTGAGTTTGAGTGTCTTTTTCAAAACGCCTTTAGGGAACGTTTTCATGGATTTGTGTTTACGTGCAGCGCCTATAATACGACCTAAAGGCTTGAATAAAGAAGGTTTGGCTGGGTCTGGATCTTTTGTTTCAACTGGTTTTGGAACAGAATCGTCAACTTTTGTGATTGTGATTTTGTCCGACATCTTGTCTCTTATTAAAAAACGGATAAATAGATTTAGGGCGAACAAGCTTTAAATAAATTACCATGGAGTGGGAAGCAATTTCAACATATTTTAAAAACGGAGTAGAAAAGTTGGTAGAACATCAAATTGAGTCTTTTGAAGACTTCATTCGTAACAAGATTCCTTTGATTGTCTGCTCTACAGCGCCAATCGTTGTATGGCACGAACAAGATGAAGCTACGAAGAAGTACAAATTTGAGTTTCGTTTATCGTTTGAAAACATTACTTACACGAAACCACGTATTCAAGAAGCCACGGGACGCATTAAACCAATGTTTCCTCAAGACGCCCGAACACGTAACTTTACGTATGCGGCCCAGATGTTCTCGGATATCCGGTTCACAGCAAGAACTTACAAGGCTCCGACATTCGTTGAAATGGAAGAAGAAGTGAAAGTGTTTGAAGGCGTATCTTTAGGCAAGATTCCAGTTATGCTTGGTTCGTCTTTATGTATCATGAAAGATTACCCTTTATCAAAAGAAGAAATCGGAGAATGTCCTTATGATCCATTTGGGTACTTTCTTATCCACGGATCTGAACGAACTATTTTGAGTCAAGAGAAAGTCGCAGATAATCAGATCATGCTTTTCTATAACAAGAAAACGGCTTCAAAGTACACTTATTCAGCTGAAATGAAATCCTTACATGAATCGTTCACAACTCCTCCTAAAAAATTAGAAGTTCGCGTATCTGCTAAGTTCAACGGATTAGGGTACCCTTTAACTATGTGCGTTCCCCGATTTCACGAAGATCTTCCTTTAGGCGTTATGTTTCGAGCTTTAGGCGTGGAAACAGACTACGAAATCGCAAGAATTATTTGGGGATCAGAATTGGACGACCAAAAAATTGATATGCTGGCTGCTTCGTTTTACGAATGTTCGGAAATCAAAGTGTATACTCGCGAAGACGCAATTGAGTACTTGAGTCATCATTTACAATACGGAACAACACAGGAAGACAAGAAAGCGTATGTCCGTTCGTTGCTGGATACCGAATACTTGCCTCACGTGAAGTTTGGAGGCGACAAGTCGTCTCATTCAGTCCTTGAAGCAAGAAAGGTTCTCTTAACTGGCTGGATGGTACGTAAACTTCTGTTGACTAAAATGGGAGTCTTAAAAATTGACGATCGTGATGCGTATCCTAATAAACGTGTCGTTACGACTGGTGCATTATTAACTCATTTGTTTCGTCAATTGTTCCAGAAAGTGTGTAAAGATATTCGTTCAAAGTTCGTTCATGAAGTGAATAACGATACATGGAAGAAACGCGAAACGCCAAGACCATTGGAAGTCTTGAACGTGAACAATCTATACAAGATCCTGAAAGTATCTACCATCGAAGGAAAGTTGAAACAAGCGTTGGCTACAGGTAACTTCACAGTGCAAGGGTTGGGAACGTCTACAGTTTCTACTGCTACGAAAATGGGTGTTTCTCAAGTATTGAATCGTCTTTCTTATGCGGCCACAATCAGTCACGTCAGACGCATTCAAACTCCCGTTGAAAAATCAGGGAAGTTACTTGCGCCACGTAAATTACACGGAACATCTTGGGGATACGTTTGTCCTGTAGAAACTCCAGAAGGTCATTCCGTAGGTATCGTGAAATCCATGTCTATGCTTTCTTCTGTTTCTCAGCATTCTCCTTCAGCTATTGTCGTGACATTTCTAGAACACCAAAAAGGTATTCAGTGGGTCACAGATATTAAAACTATCTACGAAGGTGTGATGGTAGTTTTGAATGGTGTGATTGTAGGATACGTGAAAGATCCAAATACTTTGTATACTGCGTTACGTGAAGCAAAGCGAACTTTCAAGATTCATCCACATTCAGGTATTTCGTGGAACATTTACCAGAACATTTTGAATATTGAAACTGATGGAGGTAGATTCGTGAGACCTTTGTTACGAATCGAGAATGGAGCTATTGCAAAATGCCCTTCTGGTCCCGATTTGGAATGGAACGATTGGGTCAGAACTTGTATTGAGTATATTGATCCTGCTGAAACTGAAACTATACGTATATCTATGAGTCCTTCGGAAATAAAGAAGGAACATACGCACTGTGAAATTCACCCTACGTTGATTTTAGGACATATGGCTTCAAGTATTCCGTTCTCAGACCACAACCAATCTCCACGAAACACTTACCAATCTGCTATGGGTAAGCAATCTATGGGTATCTTTGCTCGTAACTACGCAAAACGATTGGATAAGAACGGGTACATCCTGTGTTCTCCTATGCGTCCGTTCGTGGAAACACGTATGATGAATATCCTGAAATCTCAAGACATGCCTTGCGGAGATAACATCATGGTAGCTATTGGAATTTACTCTGGATACAACCAGGAAGATTCAGTTATCATGAATCGCGGTTCTATTGATCGCGGTATGTTTAGAACTCTGTATTACACGATTTATAAAGACGAAGAACATCGTAACGTCTCTTCAGGTAAGGAAGAAAAGTTCGCTAAACCAAGACGCGAAAACACCAGAGGATTCAAGACTTCATCTTACCATGCGATCCAAGACAACGGAGTTCCAATTATGAACTCGTATATCGGAGAAAACGATGTAGTTATTGGAAAAGTCACAAGCTTGAAATCTGATCTTAATGGATACGCTTTCCGTGACTCTTCTACCGTTCATCGCAACTCTGAAATGTGTAGAGTAGACGGAGTTTGGAACGAAAAGAATTCTGATGGGTACCCATTTGTCAAAGTCCGAGTTGTATCTGAACGTATTCCCGAAGTCGGAGACAAAGTCAGTTCTAGACACGGACAAAAAGGAACTTGCGGTATCATCCTTGACGAAGAAGACATGCCTTACACTGCCAGCGGAATGCGACCCGACATCATTATGAACCCTCATGCCGTTCCTTCACGTATGACTATCGCCCAATTGATGGAAACGATGTACGGTAAAGTATGTGCCGAACGAGGAACTCTGGGCGACGGAACTCCGTATTCTCATTTGAAAATTGGAACTTTGAGAGAACATTTACTTGCCTTGGGAATGCATCCTTACGGCAATGAGCTCATGTATAACGGTCAGACTGGTGAAATGATGGAAGCAGAAATATTCATGGGACCCACATTCTACCAACGCTTGAAACACATGGTTATTGACAAGAAACATTCTAGAGCTCGTGGTCCAATTGTGTCTCTCACGCGTCAACCTTGCGAAGGAAGAAGCAGAGATGGTGGATTACGTGTAGGTGAAATGGAACGTGATTGTATGTTGTCTCACGGTATTGCGATGTTTACGAAGGAACGTTTGATGGACGTTTCAGATCCGTTTGATGTAGGTTACTGTACGTCTTGTGGAACTTCAGCCGTAGTCAATCCGAACGAGAACGTTTACCATTGCGGAGTGTGTGGAGTAAACACACACTTTGAAATGAAAACAATTCCTTATGCCGCGAAGTTATTGACGCAAGAACTTGAAGCTATGCATATAGTTCCTCGAATGGTTTTCGAGAATTAATACAATGAAACAGTATTTGATTGAATTCCTTGGTTCTCTGTGTATTGTAACTGCTATCTTAGTTACGAGCGCAAACCCTTATATCATGGCCTTCACATACTTTGGTGCTTACCTGGTAGCTGAAGACTTGACTACAGGATATTTTAATCCTGTCGGAGCCATAGCTTTTTACTTGGCCGGGCGTTCATCATTTTATGAATTGTATATGAACCTTACCGCTCAAGTAGCAGGAATGTTGGCGGCCATCATCGCATTTTTGCCATTAACAGCTTTCATACGAGACATGTAGAACAGTAAAATGAGTTTATATTTATACGTCATTGATCCAGAACATCGTCAAGCGGTTCGTGAACATGTTGAAATCAGAAGGGAAACAGATTCAGGTGTAGATTTATTATGTCCTGAAACGACTTTGAACTTCATTGGATGCGAATGCGAAACTAAAGCGTGTGAAGAATACTGTTTGCCTAAACATTTAGGTGTAAAAATCAAAACTGGTGTTGTAGCTGCTGCTTTGGATGTTATAGGAAATCCTGCTCCGTATTTATTGCTTGCTCGTTCGTCTACTTCTTTGACTCCTTTACGTATGTCTAACCAAGTTGGATTGGCAGATGCAGGGTACCGTGGTGAATTAATTGCGAGAGTTGATTGCTTGGATACCAACTTGAAATCTTATAAAGTTGAAAAAAACAGACGTTTGTTCCAAATCGTTCAGCATAATTGGTTACCTTACAATAATGTTTACGTCGTAGATTCTATAGACCAATTACCAAAAGCACCAGATGATCGTGAAGGTGGTGGCTTTGGATCTACAGGCAAATAGTTTAGATGGTTCGGATTATTAAATAATAAAATGTTTGCAGAACAACCTTTTATGAGAAAAATCAGAGAAGTAATTTTAGAAGAAAAGGAACGTATTTGGGACGATCATGATCGTGAAATTTCTCAACTCCAACAAAAAAACAGAGAAAGTGTTTTTAAAGCTTGGGTTTTAGGATTAATTGTTGGGGGAGGAGTAGCTGCTCTCGCAACTTCTTACTTGACAATGTACGTCCACGCATTAAGTAAACATTAAACAGGTTCTTTTTGAGCCCTCAAACGAGGTCTCGTATGAGCCACAAAGAAATAGCATCATGTATTACAGCTCCCCAATAAGCATTATATATAGGCTGACCTAACCCAAATATCATAAATAAGATGAGTACAATCGAGCGCAAGAAAGTGTTGAGGATGGGGTTCGCCGTCGGCCAGAACCAAACGTTCATTTGTCTATAAAATATTTTTTTCTTGCCGTATAGCATAAACACAAAATGGGAGGAGGTTTGATGCAACTCGTATCGTATGGTGCTCAAGATATCTACATCTCGGGTAATCCACAAATTACTTTCTGGAAGATTCTCTACAAACGTCACACCAACTTTGCAGTTGAATCTATTGAAGTCACCTTCAACGGTCAAGCCGACTTCAACAAGCGTGTAACTGCAGTCATCAACCGTAACGCTGATTTAATGTACAAGACATACGTCCAAGTCGTATTACCAGCAGTTTCCTTAACCAACAAAGATGGTTTCCGTTGGTTAAACTACATCGGTCACCGTCTCATCAAACAAGTTGAAATTGAAATTGGTGGTCAACGCATTGATCGTCAATACGGTGACTGGATGCAAATCTGGACTCAGCTCTCTGTTGATGCCGGTAACATCAAGGCCTTAGACCACATGATCGGTAACACCCACGATCTCGTCTTAATGAAACGTTCTACTGGTATGGCTTTAGATACTGTCTGTTCTTCCTCTGAAACAACTATCTCTTGTATCCCACGTGCCGGTACACCAGCCAAGACCCTCTACATTCCTCTCCAATTCTGGTTCTGTCGTAACCCAGGTGTTGCAATTCCTCTCATTGCTCTCCAATACCACGAAGTCCGTATCAACGTTGACTTTGATACATGGCAAAACTGTCAATACTACGAAATCTCAACTGGTACTCCATCTGCCTTAGCAGCCCAATCCTTGGCCGCTGCTTCCATCTACGTTGACTACGTCTACTTAGATACTGAAGAACGTCGTCGTTTCGCCCAACAATCCCACGAATACCTCATCGAACAAGTTCAATACACTGGTGCTGAATCCATCACATCTTCTTCCAACAAGATCCAACTCAACTTTAACCACCCTGTTAAGGAACTCCAATGGGTCGTCCAACGTGACTCCTTCGTAGATTGCTCTACCTCCTCTTGGTTAGCATCTGTTGGTGGTGCACAACCATTCAACTACTCTGATGACTTCTCCACTGACGGTATCATCACATCTCTCTTATCTCAATCCAACGGTTCCTCTGCCGGTACTATTGGTTCTTCTTCTGCTGCTTCAGCCACTGCCTTACTCGGACAAGCCGCAAGCGAAGCTCCTACATTAGTTGGTGCTAACTCTTACGATTTAGCCGGTGTAACTGAATTTGAATCTGGTGTCAACTACCTCCTCGCCAAGGTCATCCTCGACTCTGGTATCCGTTGTGAAGGTAAGAACCCAGTTGAAGTCGCCAAGCTCCAACTCAACGGCCAAGACCGATTCACTGAACGTGAAGGTTCCTACTTTGACCGCGTGCAACCATTCCAACACCATTCACGCACACCATCCACTGGTATCAACGTATACTCCTTCGCTCTCCGCCCAGAAGAACATCAACCATCCGGAACATGTAACTTCTCCCGTATTGATAAGGCAACTCTCCAACTCACTGTATCTCTCAACACAGTTACTGGTACACGCACTGCACAAGTTCGTGTATACGCCCTCAACTACAACGTTCTCCGCGTAATGTCTGGTATGGGTGGTCTCGCATACTCCAACTAAACCTGCAAATATCTACTATATTTGCGTGGGTTACTAACCTGTTGGCTTTTAGTGTAATATAAATTAAAACATAATGAAACCATAATTGAGCTTCAAGATTGAAATTCAATTATGGTTTAGTAGTAAATGATGAAACTTTCTGAATGGCAAAAAACAATTAAGCCCCGAAGTTGCTTGATTTACAATGCTTCAACTCAAGACGGTCTTGACGGCTCAGTTCCTTTTCCGATTGGCATGGGGTACAAGTTTATGTTATTTGATGGAACTATAGAAGAGTCACAAATAGGACCTCATAACAGAGACGTTATTTGTGCTATAAGTCCATGGACCGATACAAACCGTAGAAAAGCTAAGTCTCGTCTTGTGATTATAAAAAATCTTGATAAAAACGGTATTAAAAACATTACTTTGGATCCAAAAGTATACTTCCAAGAACTTCCAAAATACAAATTTGTTATTTCTCCTGAAGGAAACGGGATTGACTGCCATAGACATTACGAGGCATTGATGGCTGGATGTATACCTATACTAGAAAGAAACCCTCACATAGAAGAAAAGTATAAAGGTTGTCCTATACTCTGGACCACAGACTACAGCGAAATCACGATTCCTTATTTACAACAAAAATATTGTGAAATGATAGAGTCGACATACGATTTCAAATGTCTTTACTTGGAGAGCTATTCTCCTGAAACACAAACCCAAATAAAACTAAACGGTAACTTTTGGGGACAAGGGTTTACCGGAAAAGAATGGTATAATTAAAACAAATTCTTAAAGTAATGGAGCTAGTTTATTATACAGTTGGCTTTAATGCTAAGTATATCAATTTAGTTTATGTTTCAATACAGTCTGTTCGTAAATACAACAATACCGATATAATGGTTATTTGCGACGAGTCTCTTGTTGAAACCTGTAAACAAACGCTTTCATGTTTTAGTAATATTATTGTAGTTCCATGTAAAGATTCTATAAGTGGAATGGATTCATCTATGAAAAAACTTCTTATTTTTGATTACGATCTTTCAAAATACAGTAAAGTATTGTTTGTTGACGCAGATATTTTAGTTGACGTTAACTTATCTGTTTTTTTCAATAAGTTTACAGAAAACAACAAATTATACGCATACACGGAAAATAGTCATATTTGGTTCCATACACAAATACATTTTTCTTTATTGAACTATACGGATGAAGATATAGAGTTTTTTAAAAAAAATAAAATTTATACATTCAACTGTGGCTTATTTGCATTTTTGAATACTCCCGAAATGTCAGAACACTTTCAGAACATACGAAACATGATAAAAGACTATAAAGGAGAATACTATTACGAACAATCTTTTATGAACGTATACTTTAATACCAGAAACCTAGTGGATACAAACGTATTTAATCCGTCTAATTGTTCCATGAATATTTTTACAGATGGAATTAGAAACAAACTTATGTTACCATGGACGATACGTCAATATAAAGGCAAAATCTTACATTTCTCTATAACACCAGGGTACGAACAGAAAATGAAAGAAATGCTATGGTGGAAAACAAGGTTTGGAATATAATAATATAAACAGTAGATATCTTTTATATTTAAACATGGATTTAGTGTATTTCGTAGTTGGATTCACAGAAGAAAGTGTGGACTTAACCGCATTAGCGATCAAATTTTTCCGTTTGAAAAACTTAACAATACCTATTTTGGTTATCTGTGATGAAGCTTTGATGGAAAGATGTAAGACATTGTTCCCATCAGACGTTATTTTGGTTTCAAGTCCAAACTCCACAAAAGGAGAAGACGCAAGTGCAAAGAAATTACATATTTTTGAAGCTATCCAAAACATGAACGTTGAACGTATAATGTATATTGACTCCGATATATTGGTTGATCGAAACATTGACTCAATATTTAATAAAGTAACCCATCCTGAAAAGTTGTATGCTTATTACGAGAACACAAATATTGAATCACATAAAAACAGAAACTGGTCCTTTCAAAATTATTCGGATGCGCACATTGAATTTTTTCATGAAAAGAAGATTTATGTGTTTAATGCCGGATTCTTTTGTTTCAGAAACACTCCACAAATGAAACAGCATTTCCAAAATACAATTCAATTAATGAATAATCATGTGGGAGAACAATTTTACGAACAATCTGCTATAAACGTATACTTCAACAAGAACGATTTAGTTGACGGAAAATTAATTAACAACGAAAACTATAACATGTACTATCCATTCAACGAAACGTGTCGCAATAAAATCGTCCACTTTGCAGGAGCTCCAGGAAACACACAGTCCAAATTAGAACGTATGAAAGAATTTTTGATACAATACATTTTTATGAAAGTAACATGCCCTAAATGTTCTAACAATATTATAGTTGCAACTGTATAAGTATAACAAAAAGTATTAGCAATAAGTAAATGCCAGACAAGACACGCAAGGTCAGAACATACGGAAGTCGCGCACAAGTTATGCACGGGG